TCGTCCGACTTTCTGAGACTTGTGGGGGATAGACGTGATGGTGAGTCCTATGTTTCGGGGGACTATACCAACGCGACGGATAACATCTATCTGCCATGTGTTCAGGCGGTCGTCGATGAGGTTGCCCGGTACCTACCAGTAGGTTCGGAGGAGAGGGAGGGTTTTGTCGCGTCTTTCGGCGACCAATGGGTAGGACAAGGGAGTGATAAGTTCCTGTTGCGGCGGGGTAGCATGATGGGGAATCTCGGGAGCTTTCCTGTGCTTTGCATACTGAATAGAGTATGCCACATGAGAGCCCTGGAGATCACACATGGGGACCGTGACAGGCAGGTACTTATCAATGGGGATGATATCGCGTTCTGCGGGGATGAGAAGATGAGACGTGCGTGGCTGCTCGTTACATCTGAGGTTGGGCTCGTGGTCAACGAGGAGAAAACAGGGGTTAGTCCGAGGTACATCGATCTTAACAGTGAGATGTACGACACTGTACGGAGAAAGACCGTACGTAAACTAACCTTTGGCTTTCTCGCGACTCGTTGTCGTGAGACCCCAGTCTCGGCCATGTTCGACATGGTCTCACTTCTCTCCTTCCCTGTGGCGGTAAGATTCCTGACAAGCAACCGTACCCGGAGGATGCTCGGAGGTGGTGCCTGGAGTGCATCGGAGGTTCCAAGGAGATGGTGGAACTTCCTTCTCAAGAAGCGGTGGTTTCGTGACCTTGTTGCTCAGGAGCAGCAGTACACACATCGAATGGCTGATCCCGAAAGGGGGATACTGTTCGTTGGATGTGATACTCTGGGAGGGAGCATCGGGTTCGAACTACCGGAGCTTGAGAGGAAGATCGACCATGTAGTTGGTCCTCTAATGCTCGACCCTAGCGGGGACAGAGAGGAGTGGGTCCATGGTGTGGACGAGATGGTGAGGAAGAGCTGGATTGACAGGTGGGAAGGCGTAAAAGTCTGTCCCCCGGATCCTCCCCCCCCATCTCGCACCAAGGCCCCCCATCTCTCGAGCCTGCTACGTGTCTCTCGGCGGCGGACGTTGGGTCGTTTGTGGATGACCGAGACCCTGACTGTGGTGGATGATCTACATCCAGAGTGGCTGGTCCAGAATGACGAGTTCGAGTCATACTGGAGACCGCGCCTGGTTCGATTCCAGATCGATCCACTGACCTTTTTTCGGGGTTCTTCCTGGTCAACGGAAGTAAAACTAAGTACCCCTCTCGTTCTTTTTCCTCCCCCTATCTCTCCCATTCGGTTCCCCGACATGCTTTATCCGCTGTCGGCCCACTTGCACTTTCGGTCTTTGATGGCCAGGGCGCCACGCCCTTCGGTTGATGGCGTAGACATCCGTGGCAGCAAGTGGTCTCGAGACATCAGGCTCGGGGACTGGGATCTTGAGGAGGGGGGGGTTGGTCTTTTTTAATTTTTTC